CAACCATCATCTCTTGTAAAATTTCAAGCGATGTTTCCAACATCTCTTTCTGATATTGACTTTGATGCAACTCAAGCCGATGTGCAATATGCAGTTGCGACAGTAACCTTTAAGTATGCTCTTTATAAGATTTTCCGATATGAACCTGGATGAAATACAAACTCTTTGGGAAGAAGACTCCAAGATAGATGAAGACAATCTTCATACAGAATCTGTAAAGATTCCAAGTCTTCATGCAAAATATTACAAGATCTTCAACAATATTCTGACTCTTAAGAAAGCTCAAGAGAACAAATATAAGATCTTAAAAAAAGAAAAGTGGCAATACTACACTGGTAAAGCGGAACCAGAAGTTTATATAGAAAAACCTTTTGATCATAAAGTACTTAAACCAGATTTGGATAAGTACATGGATGCTGACGAAGATCTAATTAAGTGCCAGACTAAAATTGAATACTATCAAATGATGATTAATTACCTGGAGAGCATTCTTAAAACTATATTAAATAGAACATATCAGCTCAAGAATGCGATTGAGTGGCAGAAATTTATTAGAGGATATGACTGATATTGTAATTGCGAAGAAGAATGAAGTATTTCTGAAAATAGAAGCAGAACCACACATCTATCAGGAACTTTCAGAACATTTTACTTTCGATGTACCTGGTGCAAAATTTATGCCCCAGTATCGAAGTAAGTATTGGGATGGGAAGATTCGTCTATTCTCAACTCATACTGGCGAAATTTATGTTGGACTCTTGGATAAAGTTGTTTCTTGGGCTAAAAAGTGGGACTATCAAATAGAGTTTAAAAATAATAAATTCTATGGAACTCCTTTAGAAGAGAATGAGATGATCTCTTATGAAGGAGTCAAAGATTATATGACTAAAATTTCTAAACATAAACCACGAGATTATCAAGTGGATGCAGTTTATGATGCACTTAGATATAACCGCAAACTATTAATTTCACCAACGGCTTCTGGTAAGTCATTGATGATTTATTCAATTGTCAGATACTTTGCAGAGAGAGATCAGAAAACCCTCCTAGTGGTCCCTACAACCTCCCTGGTTGAACAGATGTTCAAAGACTTCCAGGACTACGGATGGAACGCAGAGGACTACTGCCACCGCATCTACAGCGGTCGTGAGAAGACTAATGAATACCCTGTAGTAATCACAACTTGGCAGTCAATCTACAAACTCCCTAGAGCTTTTTATGATTCATTTGATGTAGTCATTGGTGATGAGGCTCATCAATTTAAATCCAAATCTTTAGTCGGTATTATGACTAAGATGGATAATACAAAATATAGGTTCGGTTTTACGGGTACACTGGATGGTACTCAAACGCATAAATGGGTATTGGAGGGCCTATTTGGACCATCCTATAAAGTAACTCAAACTAAAGAGTTAATTGATAAAGGGCATCTTTCTAAACTTCAAATCAAGATCATTATTCTCAAACACAACCCACAAATATTTGAAAACTTTGAAGATGAAGTTCAGTTTATTATTGGACATCCAAAGAGAAACAACTTCATTAAAAATCTTGCACTAGATCTAAAAGGCAATACTCTTGTTCTTTTCTCTAGAGTTGAAACTCATGGCCAACCTTTATATGAATCAATAAATAATTCAGCAAAGGATGGTCGTAAAGTATTTTATGTTCACGGTGGAGTAGACGCAGAAGAAAGAGAGTTAGTTAGAGAGATCACTGAACGAGAACAAAATGCAATTATCGTGGCATCTTACGGAACTTTCAGTACAGTAATTAACATTAAAAATTTACATAATGTTATTTTTGCTTCACCTAGTAAATCAAGAATCCGAAATCTCCAATCAATTGGAAGAGTCCTAAGAAAAGGTGACAATAAAACACAAGCAGTTCTTTATGACATTGCTGATGATTGTACTAAAAATTCAAGAAAAAACTATACACTTAATCATCTAATAGAAAGAGTCAAAATTTATAATGAAGAGAATTTCAACTACGAATTTATACAGGTAAATTTAAAAGAATGATGGAAGAAGATTTCTATGCAGTAATTAAATTAGTTTCTGGAGAAGAGATATTTTCTATTGTTTGTCCATCTGAAGAAGAAGGAAGAACAATGTTAATATTAAATAATCCAGTTACAATCGAAGTTATTGTCATGAAACAAATTGGTATGCAAGGATATAAAATAGATCCTTGGCTTAAGTTTGCAGATGATGATACATTTTTATTAGACATGGACAAAGTTCTTACGATCAGTGAAGTTCGTGATCCAGAAACAATTGAAATGTATCACAAATTTTTAAGACAACAAGAAAATAAAAATTCTAAAAATCCTTTAAGTCCAGAAATGGGATATTTGTCCTCAGTTTCAGAAGCGAGGAAAAGACTTGAAAAACTCTATAAATCTCAAGATACTAAAGATAGCTAATCTTTGAAACTCCACAGAGTCATTGTACCGGTTTTTAGGGGCTATTGTCAATAGCCGAAGATTTTGTTATAATAAGAACAATTAATCATAATCGGGACTCATGAAATGCAGGCACCTAAAAGAAAAAGATCAGAACACTATGTAAATAATAAAGAATTTCTTGAGGCAATATGTGAGTATAAAAGAAAAGTTAAAGTAGCTGCAGAAAATGGTGATCCGAAACCTCGCATTACAAATTATCTTGGAGAATGTTTTCTGAAGATTGCCACTCACTTATCGTATAAACCAAACTTTGTGAACTACATGTTCCGTGAAGATATGATTTGTGATGGTATTGAAAATTGTGTTCAGTACATTCATAACTTCAATCCAGAAAAATCTTCAAATCCTTTTGCTTACTTTACTCAAATTATTCACTACGCATTTTTGAGAAGGATTCAAAAGGAAAAGAAACAGATGGAGATTCGTTCTAAGATCATTGAAAGATCTGGATATGATGAAGTGTTTACTGTAGATGGTGACGGAATTGATGCCGCAGAGTATAATAGTATTAAGGATGCAATTCAAACAAAGATGTATCAATGACTTTAGTTGCTTGTATAACTGACACACATTATGGTGCTAGGAAGGGTAGTAAAACATTTCATGATTACTTTAAAAAGTTTTATGAAAATGTTTTTTTCCCAGAACTAGAAAAAAGAAATATCAAACACTGTATTCACTTGGGTGATGCATTTGATAGTCGTAAATCTATTGATTTTTGGTGTCTGAATTGGGCCAAAGAAAATGTTTATGACAAGTTTCGTGATCTGGGGATTACTGTATACCAGATTGTTGGAAACCATGATGCATATTATAAAAATACTAATGAGGTCAACTCAATTGAGTCCCTGTTAAGAGAGTATGACAACATTGTACCAATCTCAAGTCCTGGTGAATATGAAGTTGCTGGACTTAAAACATTTATGATTCCATGGATTTCTCCTGAGAATCGTGATGAAACTTTAGAGAAGATGTCAAAAACCAAAGCAAAAGCTGCGTTTGGACATTTGGAACTAAATGGATTTAGTGTATACCCAGGAAATGTTCAACAACATGGAATGGATGTAAGTATTTTTGATAAGTTCCGAATTGTTTGTTCTGGACATTATCATACTCGTTCTAATAATGGTAAGGTATTCTATCTTGGAAATTCTTATCAACTTTATTGGAATGATGTTGATGATAAGAGAGGTTTTAACTTCTTTGATACAGAGACTTTCGAATTGGAATTTGTTCAAAATCCTTACAATATGTTTGAAAGGATTTACTATGAAGATCAAAATCCTAAATTGTTTAATACAACATCTTGCAAAGATAAAATTGTAAAGATTGTTGTTCGCAAAAAGTCTGATCAACTTTTGTTTGAAAAGTTTGTAGATAAGATCTACAAGACTGGAGTTGTAGACATTAAGATTGTTGAAAACTTTGAAGTTAATGACGATGATGTTGACTTTGATCAAGAAAAAATTGAGGACACAATCACTATTTTAAATAAATATGTTGAGGACTCTGATTTTGATCTAGACAAAGAAAAGGTCAAAAAACTTTTGCGAGAGGTCTACCAAGAAGCTTGCGAAATAGAATAAGTATGTACATGATCACGCCATACGGAGACGAAGACGGCGCATACGCTGTTGCGAATGACTATGGCGAAAGGACATTGTACTTTTTTCAGGATGAAGATGATGCAGAAAGATTCGTAGGTCTTTTAGAAGCAGACGATCATCCCGAAATGGAAGTGGTTGAAGTAGACCCAGAACTTGCAATTAAAGCGTGTCACCAGTATAATTACAAATACGCTATCATTACCCCTGATGACTTTGTGATTCCTCCCAGAAAATATGATATTGTTCAAAACGATTAAGTGGCGTAACTTTCTTTCTACTGGAAATCAGTTTACAGAAGTAGATTTTCAAGACGCCAAAACAAATTTGATTGTAGGTACTAATGGTTCCGGTAAGAGTACAATTTTAGATGCTCTGACTTTTGTTTTGTATAACAAACCATTCCGAAAGATCAACAAACCTCAACTTGTTAACTCTGTTAACGAGAAGGATTGTCTTGTGGAGATTGAATTCTCTATCGGGAATAAGGAATATAAAGTCGTTAGAGGAATCAAACCAAACATCTTTGAGATCTGGATTGATGGTAAAGTTCAGGATCAGGACTCTGCAGCTCAAGATCAACAAAAGAAACTTGAGGAAGGTATTCTCAAGTTAAACTATAAGTCATTTACTCAGACAGTAATTCTAGGATCTGCAACTTTTGTCCCTTTCATGCAGTTGACTTCTACGCATCGTAGAGAAATTGTGGAAGATCTTTTGGACATTAAGATCTTTTCTACAATGAATAATCTTCTCAAAGAGAGAATGCGTCGTACCAACGAACTCATTCGTGAGTATTCAATCAAGAAAGATATGATTGAAGACAAGATTGAGATGCAAGAAAACTTTATTAAAGATCTTGATAAGAGTGGTAAAGAAAGAATTGAAAAGAAAGAAGATTACATTAAAGTTCTTGAAACTGAACTTGGTGAACTGGATGTGGAAAATGAAACTTTGATGTCAAAGATCCAAGAAGATTTGCGACCAAAGTTGGAAGAACTTGCAAACACCAATTCATCTCTTAAAAAACTCAATACTATCAAAGCAAAACTAGA